AGCACCAACGGTGATGTTACGCTGAGTGAATGTAGTCACACCACTTGGATTGTAACCACAACCATCGGCTTGGAAGTAAACGGTTGAAGCAAGGATGTTCAAAGATGCAGCGGATTTTACTCCAACTTGCACCTGATTAGAAGCATACAAAGTTGCAGCAGTTTTGTTGCTGAACAATGCTTTTACCAACAGATCAGTTGACTGTTCGTTGGTGTAGGCGGCTAAGGAAGATACGGTAAATGACATTTTCTTATTTGTTTAGTGAGTTTTTGAATTTTGTGAGTGCTTCAAACTTGTCGTTTTTCTTGTTTGAAACGGGAGTTTTGGTTGGTTCTTCTGAAGGCAAGTCAGCAACTTTCTCAATCAAGTCGATTGCTTTGCTCATTGCTTCTTTGTGGTTGTTGTTAGATGCAGTCAATGTTGCAACCTTAGCAGTCAATTCAGCAATGGCAGTTTCCATCTTAGCAACAACTTCGTTGAATGCACTTACTGTTGCAAACTCTTCAGCTTCTACTTCAATCTCAACTTCAGGTTCAACGATTTCGGTAACGATTCCGTCAACAGTTGTCACCAACATTCCACCTTCAACCTCGTGGGTTGCATCAGGTGCTGGGATATCACCCTCAGCAGTTTGAACGAAGATGGCAGTTCCGATTGCCAATTCACCTTCGTAAGTGATTACAGTACCATCAGTCAATGTGGCGGTTGCCATCTCGACTTTGATTTCTTCGTCAGAGAATCCGAGCATTGTGCGGATTTCCTTGAGTGTTTCTTTTGCGTTCATTTGTATATTAATTAGTTTTTTGTTTTGAGTGTTGCAATTTTACTTGCCATTCCATTGGGAAAGGATTGATTTCATTTGCTGAAGGAGTTGTTCATCAGCGTCAACGGGAAAGTCAAAAACACCCTCAACTGAGAATCCTTTGAACTCGCCTGACTTCACCTTTGACCACACTTCATCGTTGTCAATAAGGTATGAAACAAACCAAGAACCATCTGCAACCTCTTCAAATCCCTTTGGTGGCATCACGCCCCGTTCACGATCAATGATGTATGATTCAAACAAGCTCACGCCATCTGCGATTGGTGTGTTGTGGTGTGTGTTCACCGCATCGTACTTGTTGCCCCTTGCCCACTTTTTTGCAATCTTGAAGATGCTCTCCTTGTCAAATACAACATAGTATTCTCCACGCACATCATCCCTTCGGTAGATGGGTAGATCAGCAATCATTGCTGCTCCAGTAACGATGCGTTTTTCTTCGTCTTGGATTGCAAACTGCATCTTAAACTTTTGACCAATGCTTCCCAATGCTTTTACTACATCAGGATTGTTGTCATAGTGTTTAGAGATTCCAAGTGCTTTGACCTTCTCAACTTTTGCTGTGTTGCTTCCAGTTGCAAAGATGTGATCACTTGGCAAATTGATATCAATGTTATCTTTTGAATCACGAGCAGAAATGACATATACTTCGTCACCGTTGTCAATTGCATCCTGGATCATCTTTTTGCCATCAGCAGTTGATCCAACACCATCCCAATCAAAGCTCACCTTTGCAAATGAGAAATGGGTATCCCACATTGAATTGCAGATTGCAACGGCTTGTTCTGATGATTTGCCTTCGTCAATTACATATTTGATGCAACGAGTTATGAATTCGTCTTTATTTTCATTCTGACCAACTTCAACAAATGCAAGAAAGTCCTTTTGTATGGCTGGAGTTTCTACAAGCGAAACAAACTCAATGCCTGTTTCATCGTCAAACTCGTTGATGTCTAATTTGTAAACTGGTAACTTCATCTTTCTTAAATAGCACTATTTGACAACGGATACCTTTTTCGTGGAATCCACACGATTACTTGTTCTGCGGATATCACCTTCAGTTACAAATACTTTCGTATCAAATCCGCTTACGGTTGGAAGTGATGAGCTGATATTTGGTGCTGACATTGCCGGTGCATTAATACCCATTGCTCCTCCACCTCCACCACTTGATGCTTTGCCACCTGATAGCACTTGCTTCGCTTTTGCTACATTCGCCAAAATGCGAACAATCCCTTGTGCATAGTATGCTGCGGTGAACACGGGAGTTGCTGGTCCAAGTATTCCAGCAACCTTTGCAGATGCCTTTGCGGATTCAGCGTTCAATGAACTAACGGCAATTGCAGTATCAATTCCAATCTCTACCAATGCGATTGCCTTCTGAATGTTTTGACGCTTTTGATCTTCAGCAGTTAATATGCTACTTAATGCGCTTAATCCTTCAACTGTGCTTTGTGCAATTGAAAGTTTCGCATCTGAAATTTGTTGTGCCGACTTGGTTTCAAGTTGTACTTGTTTGTTGTTGTATTCTATATTTTGAGCAAGACGAGAAGCATTGTATGTTTCTTGTAAAGCATCAGCCCTATCACGATATAATTCTTGTAAAGCTTCTTTTGCTCCTTCAACATCTTTGAATTTTTCTAAATCCTTGTCATATTGTTCTTGCAATAATGCCGTGTCTTCGTTTAATTTTTGAGTTGTTAATTCTTGCAAACGATTCCAATGTTCTTCATTTAATTGATACTCATCTTTGACTGCAATTTCTTTGGCTTCTTTTGCCGATTTATCAGCATCGTCATTTATTTTTTTAGTATCCTTTACAAATAACTCAAGATAATCCGTTAAAGCTTTATTTTTGTCCGCATAGAATTTGACTTCTTCAGCATTTAATACTTGCTTCTTGTACCCATATTCGGTGTAAAGTTGATTTTCTTCTTTTAATTGCTCCTCAGTTAATTTTACGCCTAAACTTCTTCGCTTGTCAATTAATGCAATATCTTGATCAATCAATTGTTCTCTCAAATCAAAGATTTTTTCTTCTTGATTACCTTGAGCATTTAATACATCAATCTGACCTTGAATAGATGTTTTATTGGCTTCAACAGTTTTGGTAAATGCTGCAAGTTGCCGTTCACCTTCAGATGTAACTCCAATAAAATCAGTAAAGTTTTGAACCAATTGACCTACGAGTTCGCCAAATTTGGCAAGACCAGGAATTGCATTGGTTATTGCACTTGATACCTTTTCAAAATTTGCCACAACATAACCCAAAGAGATTGCCAACAATCCAATTCCTGATGCCGTGATTGCACCTCTCAAAGTTGAGAATGCTTGTACAACTTTTCCTTTGATTGTGTTTGCTAACGCTGAGAATTGTTGTTGAACCTTACCCAATCCCTCAAGACCTTCAGCCAATGCCATCGCACCTTGAAGTTTGACCATTGTCTTTTCCAAGTCCTTTGAATCGTTGCCGAACAAAGCCATTGCCCCTTGTGCTGCTTGGAATCCACGAGCAACTCCTTGAACAACTGTGTTGATTTGTGCAAACTTATCGGGATTGACGGCAGCGACACGATCATTGAAATCATCCATCCTATCCCTTGCACCGGCAAGTGCTTGTTCTGCTCTCACGGCTTCAGGTGAGAACTCACCGAACTGCATCACCGCTTGTTGAGCTGCGATGGTCAGTTCCTTTATTTCTGACTTCATTGATTTGAAGTCAGGTTTTTTGACGGTTAAGTCAATCGTTGCGTTTAGTGCCATTAGTGTCCTTCTGCTATTATGTAAAATTGAACGCCATCAGTAGTGATGACATCATATGAATGTGCTGATGTTTGTGTGTGCGTATCGCTACCATCTATTTGTGCAGCAGTTGCGGTGTCAATGGTCACTTGATGTCCTGCCAATGGCTTTTTGATAATCCAAGTTTTTCCACTTAGTCCAGTTGGATCAGGTAGAGTGATTGTAAAATTCCCGGCAGTTGTTGATGCTATGATCAACCAATCATATTTTGTTGCCGAATAGTTTGCGGATACGGTTTGCGTTGCACCACCACTCAAGAAGTTTGGATACATCTCAAAGTTTCCAATGTAGAGTGTATCTGATTTGGTGACTTCAAAGTCATCGCAGACAAGTGCCACAGTTCCATTTGTATTGTTTCCAAATACAACATCGGTCAACCCAAGTCCTGAGTTGTTCGTGTTGACTGGTGATTGTGCAATTCGTTCACCGACAAAAACTCCGTTTCCCGTTCCCGTGCTACCACCAACACTTATTTTGCGAATTCCTGGTCTGATCGGATTGCTTCCGCTTGGATAAATATCTCCATAAGTTTCCGTATTTCCTCCGTTTCCCGTTTGACTTCCAACCGTCTTGTTAGTGATGGTTGGTGGAGATATGAACTGAGCAAGAAGGAATTCACATTCGTAAACACCTTCATCAGTTGGGTTGTAATCGTTCACTTGATTCAATCTCCAGTATTGACCTTCAAAAAAGTACAAGTTGTTGAATCGCAAATTAATCCAATCCGATGGTGTGATTCTGAAATAAGCTCGTAGGATCTTGGAGTTCTTATTGGTGATCTCGTTTAGGAATCGGAAGTAATAATTTGTGACAAGGTTTGAATTACCGTATTTGTACCCAGCACCAACACCGAGTTCTTTCGGCATACCAAAGAGTATGTCAAAGGTCGGATTGCTTAATGAGTCATAGTGAATGGTCATTGGCAAACTACTCCGCTGAGAATAAGCATCAGGACTTGCATACAATCTCCACGATACACCAGTTTGCAATCCCGAATAATACATAATTCTCAAGTCACCATCTTTCTGAGCTTCAACATAACTCAACACAAAATTGCGTTGTTTGTTGTCGTAACTTTTGATTTGAGTTGGTGCAAATACTATGTCAATCTTCTTCTCGGTCTTGACAAAATCATTCTCCACTTTGTATGTCCGTGAGCCGTATGTTGACTGATAGAGTTCCTGGTATTCTTTGTTTGTTATATCACCACCTTCTTTGTAAGTGAACACATAAGGATTGGCATCCAAATCACCCATTGGCACGATCTCAACTGGTTGTGAATAGTCCAGCTTCTTTGTCCAATCCACATTCGCTCCGTTGTAGAAATCATCACGGGGAACAATCCTCAGAACCTTTGGTTGATCTCTGCTTGGTTCAATGTACAAGTTGAACATCTTCACAAAACTCATCAGCATATCACTCTGCTTGACTTCAGAGTTTAAGAAAGTTCCAAAATCTATATTGTCACCATAACCAAAGGATGTAGCATTTTGATCATTCCAAAACGCTGAAGTTGTGAGCAATCCAAATTGAAATGATGCGTTGGCTAAATATGTACTTGTCCCGTAATCATAGAACCCTTTGAACTTGATGCTTACCTTATCACCGGCATTGACATTGACCACGCTAAATGTAATATAAGATGCAGTATTGAATCCAACATTGAACGCCCCAATTTGCTCCCAAGTCATATCCACAATTTTACCATTGACCAACAATGCATATTCCATCGTTACATTGCTGAACGAACCAATTGGTGTAATTTGTGCAAACAAGTCAGCATTGAATACATATTGACCTGATGTTGGAACGGTAAACTCTCCAGTTGCTGGATTGTAATTTCCACCATTGTCAAAGTTTCCACCGCTTGAATCATCTTGAAAAATCAAGACAGTTCCATTCTGAACCAATTGAGCCGTTGTAATCCTTGATGCTTGGAATTGTCTATTGGCAATCGTTGTAATATTTAGTGACAATCCGTTTGGTGGTGATACAATTAATCGTTTGAATCGTTCATTGTTGAAGAACGAATCCGATGTGTATGAATACCCAGCATTGCTGAAAATCTTATCAACGACAGTTTTTGCATAAAGGCAAGGTGTCATTGCAATGACAGGGAAGTCCGTGATGTTCCGAGTAGTAGAATACCCCTTGTCGATCATCGAATATAAATAACCTTCCCCAAGTGCAAACGCCTGAGTGCTTCCGTTTTTATAGATTGATGTCGCCCAAGAATCTATCACCGTACCACTTGACAAGGTGTGGTTGTATTCGCTGAAGTCCAACACATTCAATTTGCGGTCTGCGATGGTTGTGAATAAATCAGCCGTTTGTCCGTGTAGTGAACATTCATATTGGATGTCCGTTGAATCCAGCACATTGATTTGAATCAATCGGATGAATCCCCTTAACTGCTCAATCTCATCAAGCAACACCACGACATCCGCTTTCTTGTTCGGATTGAAGTCGGGTGCAAACTGCGTAGTTCCTTGAATGGTTTGTTCAACCTCAAAGATGTGACCGAATAACTTGTTGTTGGCACGAGTACCAGGAATGACAACCGTCTTTGTCCACTCACTTGACCTTGTTTCGGGTGACTTGATGTCGGCAATTGACTTGGAGATGAGAATGTCAAAGTTGTCCGTTAGGTCAACTGGTGAGTTATTGACTAATAACCTGATCATAAGCGTTGTGATTTGTCAGCGAATGACAAGGTAACATCAAGTTCAAGGTTGAACAACTTGTCTTGCACACCTTTCTTTTGCTCGTAGGTTGCATTGTCAATGTTAACCGCATACAAAGTACCATCATACATATAAACCACCGGTGATTCAATTAGATCACGCAACCAAACGGATTCGGTGTCATCAATCCAATTGGATGTGAGTTTCACTTTCTGACTTGCAGTTGTGTGATAGTTTGATCGTGTGCGAACACTTGTCGCATAACCGTATGTCGCACCGAGTGAGTATGGATTGGATTGGAATTGCTTTCTCGCAACCTCGAATGTATCTCGTCTAACCATATTGAAACGGAAGGAATCAAATCCACCGAGTCGGTTCATAAAGAAGATATCCGTTGTTTCGTATTTACTGCACTCGTCTTTGATGGTGATGCGATAGGTTTCTGACTTGGCAGTTCCACCGAGTTTCAACACGACATCAAAGTAAGTCGCACCACCGGGTATTGTTAGTTGGCTTCCTACGGGTATTCTCACGACCTTAGACGAAGGCAATGTGAATGTTTGGGTACTTGCATCGGAGTAGGTAATTACAACGCTTGTGGCATCCCCTTTCAAAGCATAGAGCCAATCCTTCTGAGTGCGATGGATGTATCTCGTTCTGACATTTGTCAAGAACTTTGCACTTGATGATGTGGCAAGATATTGAGCTTGTGCGTAACTGACCAAATCAAACGGATTCAAGGCAGCATTCCAAACAGTTCCAGTTGCTGAAGTCAAATCAAGATACTCCGTGATTGTGCCGGTTGCTGATGGTGAATACTCATACCCAAACTCGACCTCGTAATCCGAGAATGATGATGTGCATCCGCTTGGTGATGTATCTGCAAAGTTCCAATCGTTGCCCACATAACTCTCAAGGATGCGACCAATGTTGAATACCCCCTTGTTTGTGCTTCCGTAGTAGATAGGTGCTTTTAACTTGGCAACGGATGTCGCTGCAACTTTGACATTTGCAATGAACTTGAAATTGTCTTTCGTGTAGATACCACCTGAAGATTCCGTGATCACGAAGTTCGTGTCGTTGAATGCTGGATGATAACTGTCGGGTTGTTGGGTGATTGATAGAGCCACGATAAAAAATAGCGGATAGGTGGTTGCGTTCCAAATGCGCCCATTTTTCAAATGAAGCTCATCTTTGCACCTTATAATGGTTAATTGCGCCCATTTTGCACCACATTGACCAATATATTAGTTAATTGATTGCACAATAATTGCACAATAATGTGTGTTATAGTACCCGAAAGCATATAGTTTTGGGTGTTTTATGCCACATTATACCCGAATGCGTATAGTTATGATGGAAAATTTCAGGCAGTTATTCGGGTAATCACCGAGTATAGTGGAAAAATGTCGCAAGTATTGTGAGAATTTGCGACTAACATTCCCCACCAATCCTATAAATTGGCAATAATTTGAAATACTGCCGTTTGTTTGTAACAAATACACACAACTATTTGTTACCGATTGGGATAATTTAGGACATCGCAATTGATACCGCTTGGTATTATACCGCTCAGTATCACAACATCTCGTTCAAACAAGCCACGATGTACGGATTGAATCCTTTCCCGGCAGCATCCTCCAATCGTTTCTGCCGTTCTTTGGTCTTGGCTTTGTAGAACGCCATCGCATTCAAGAACTCAATCAATGGCATATCAAGAATGAAGTCCCACTTGGTGCGATCACCTTTGACAATCTTGTCAACTATCTCCAACCAAACTATTGGACTTTGGTCAACTGCTCGGTCATCTCCTTCATCTCCTCCTTCAAAGAGCAAAGGATATTTTTCAATAACTCGGGATAAACTTCCAAAAAAAAAAGAGCATAGGTGTACGGAAGTGGGACAGGCAAGTGCATCATTAACGCACATTTGTCCTCATAGTGTGCCTGAGCATCAATGACCTTCTTGTTCCTTCCAAAGAAATCCACCTCTACCGATAGCAACGCAACAATCTTGTTGAGCGACTCAATCACATCACCCTTGAATACTTGCTGGAGTTCAATGAAGTGGTGTCCGCACATCTCGTTTGGCGTTTTGGCTAACTTGAAATAACGACCACGAAGTTTGAAGGTGAACTTGATTGGTGCTTTGGGTAGGTCATTCAAGAACGACAACTTTGCAAACTCGGTTGTGAGCTTGTCCAATGTCATTGATTCGACCTCATCCATTGAAAGATTCAAAGCAATAGCAAGGATGTTCATCTGCCTCTCAAGGTCAGACATATCACGACAAGAGTGAATCTCTTGTAGTTGGTGGATGGTTATGTTTTTCCAATTCATAGCGTTTCAATTTGGTTTGAGCAATGTGCATTTTTTACACTATGCAAAATAAAATGTTCCTGGTCTATTATGAGCTTTGCAATCAACGGCAAGTGCGAGAGCCATCACACAGTCATCGTGTAGTCCGGGCGGTGCAGTATATCGCACACCCGTTCTTGTGTACTCAAATTCAAAGTTCTCCATCTCCGAGCCAATCGGTTCTTCAGGAAAGAACACATCGGTTTGTTGCACCGACATCACAAGTCCTTCAATGAGTTGTTGTTTGCTTTGGCTTGTAAACTTGAATCCCTTGACTCTTTGACAAAGTCGCTGAAGTTGTTCAACGATAGGATCACCAACTCCGGTGCTATCCACAAACGATGGTGTGTTGCCAATCAGTTTGACAATCCTCGCTTGAGTGACTGACCAATCCGCTTGGAATCGTTCGCAGAAACTCACGCAATTATTTGCATCCATACCAATAATCACCGTGTAATCCGTATACTTCGCCAAATCTATCCCATACACAATAGTTTTGGCGGAAGATATTGGTCGGTAGCATTTGCGGATTGCATCCAAGCCAAACGGATTCGACTTGTCATCGGCTGGTTCGGCAAGGTAGAGTTCACGGAATACATAATCAGGTAGATCTCGCTTTGCTTGTTCAATCTCTTTCTCCGAGATGATGCCTTCCCTTGCAGCATCGTATGCAGTTATTTTGAAATACTTGTATTCGGCTTCTCCTTGCCTTGCTCGTTCCCCTAATTTGTAGAACCAATTCTTTTTGCCTTTGACATTCCCTATCAACTTGCACTTGCCTTGTGTTGCAGTCAAAGTTGAACGGAGTGCATACCACGATTCCTCACGCATCCTTGATGCCTCATCAATCACCGCAGCGTACACATCATCACCATACAAGTTGTCCGGCTTCTCACCTGACTTGAATTCAATCCTTGCACCCGTTGGCAATGTCAACAATAGTTTTGTTTCATTGCTGATAAAGAAGTTTTTGTCCGTGACTTGGTTCTTCATTCTTCGGAATGCAATCTCCGCTTGTTGGTATACTGGAGCAACCCACCACACGGATTGACCATCCTTGCATTGGAGTGCTTGTTCAAATAGCCAAATGATGTGTGATGCCGTCTTGCCTGTCTTGGTACTCGCAGCCGTAATCGTGAAACGGGCATCGCAATCAAGGATGTCCCTTTGGTAGTTGGTTAGATATGGTCGTGTGTAGTTTATTTGCACAACGATTTGTATAACTGCAATCTTGTTAAGTTGTGAAGTTCAAGGTTGTGATGCTTTTTGCAATACTCGTAATTGCTCAATCCCATTGACTGACGAACTGAATGACCAACATCAATCAGTTTTTGAATTGCAGTCCTCCACTCGTTACCCTGAACGAACAACACTCCGTCATTCGCCTGATGGTACAAATAGGGATACACCGCAGAACAAATGATTGGTTTTTTGTATGCACTTGCCTCAACTATCTTCAGCTCAGATTTGCATTGGTTGAACTTGGTATCTTGCAACGGTGCAACCACGAAGTCAAAGTGACGATACACCTCACCATATTCAAACACGGTTGTGCCTTCCACGATCTTTGCATTTGGCATACTCTTGGCGATGCGATTCCAAATCTCTCCTGGTGTATAACCGCAAATGTAGAACTCAATGTCCATCCCTTTGATTTGGTCAGCAATCAACTTCAAGTCCTCCTCGTGTGTAACTCCACCAACCCATCCGACCTTCACTTTGTCCGTGCGTTCCATCGGTTCGGCTTCCCATTGCTTGTGTGTGTAGTCAAGGCAGTTGGATGCGATGATAACATTCTCATTGATTAATTGAATCTCTTTGGCAAGTGCTGGAGTTGTGGTGATGACCGCATCAGCGTAATTTATGGAATCTTTCACAGATTGCTTGATTCCTTTGCGATATGCCCAATATGCCGGGTTGTATTTTGGTAGCACCCAATAGTCGTCAATGTCAACAACATAGGGAGTGCCTGAATCAGCAATCTTCTTCAACACATCATAATGTTTTGCACCAAGCCATCGTGAGAATATGATCACATCAAATGCACGATAGTCAAGGGTGAGCCATTCTTCTTGTGATTGGCAAACGCTTACATCCGCTTGTCCGTCAAGTTGCATCCGTAGATGTGGGGTGTATAGTCGGTGGTAAACTACACCATTGATTCCGTCAGTTAATATCAGTAATTTCATAGAGTTGCTAATAAGTGATTAAACGCTTGATTCGTGACATAGTCAAAGCCATTGTTGATGGGGATGACATTCGGTGAGTGAACGCATATCTCAAGCAATCGTTTAACTTTCATTTGTTCTGCGATTGCGTATGTGCTTGATTGATTTCCGATGAATGCCTTGCAACTGCCGATAATAGTTGCCAACATCAAAGCATCTTGACATTTCAATAGTTCACAATCTAACTGCCATCTGTCGGTGAATGCAATGTACTCATCTTCGTATCCAAAGAAAACGCACTTGTGTTCTTTGAGTGGGAAATAGTTGATATCGTAATTGCGATAACGAGATGTGAAGTTCAAAAGTATCTTGTCCGCAAAGTATGGGATAGGTTCATTCGCTTCAATGCAAGGTTCGTGAAGGTCGGACATCAATTCGGGGTACACAAGAAACTGATTCCGCCTCAAATCACCAGCAGCGAGATTCAATCCGTGATTCCTGAACTTATCGAAGTCATAATCAATGTCGGGGTGTGAGTGCATCTCAACGCTTTTAATGTACGATTGATGCTCAAGCAAGGGTTTGATGTATTCGTATGATTTTAAGTTCATACAGTATCCTCCGCTTGGATGACCTGAAACAGTATTCTGCTCACGGAATCCGATGTGGAAATCTACCGCACCGTGTAACTCCGCAACTCGCTTGGTTGCCGTGAGTGAATAGATCAAATCACCGAGATGTCCCGATTGGATTACTTTCATTCGTTTGGCAGAATTGGGATGGGCATCCAGTACATCACATTGATCCAAGCCATTGTGTTTTCGTCAATCCACATATCGTCAATAAACCGAGCAAGTTTGATTTCACCATCAAAGGTTGCCACGAGTTTCAGTTCTCCGTCATACGGTGGGAATGTGTCCTCACCTCTCCAAGTTTTTTTCATCGAGATTCAAAGTTATTGTAAAATTTTTTGATTGGATTGTTTGGTCAATGGTTTCTTTCGGTTTGCCTTGTGATCGTGTGAGCAACATCTCCAAGTTGAACAAGGAGTTTTTGTCGTGACCTTTTAGCAATGCACCGGCAATTGTGCGTTCCATAATTGTGTACTCATCCCCTCGGTCTATCTTCTCCAGTTCCTTTCTGCCAAGCGACAACATAGACAACATCGTTTCTTCCACCTGAGTTTTGGTGTATCCGATTTCCTTCATTTGGGTTATGAGCTTCTGCGGTCTTCCGTTGCCGATTCGCCTTTCATCCTCGCCTTGTTTGAAGGGTTTTAAGTTCTCTATTGCTTTTGGGTTGTTTGCCATATTTATCACATTTGCATCACATTATTTTACCATTGACAATCTTTGTTCGTGAATGGATTTCAACCACTCCTTGTGTTGTTTTTTATCACCATACTTCAAATGATCCCCACGACATAACGCCATCAAGTTTTCAATGTTGTCTGCCTCTTTGCTCCCTCCGATTCCTCTCGCTTCAATGTGATGGATGTCAATGGCAGTTTTCCCACACACCTCGCAAGGAATGAAGTCACTTATATCATATCCAAAGTGATTCATATAGATTTGAGTGTGTTTCTTCAAAGTATCAATCCCTCCTCGTTTAGTGATTCACGCAGGAAGTCACGCATTTTGATGAGTGCATCCACAACTTCATCAGGTGTATCATCCGATGCGTATTTTGTCCGTGTTCTCAATTCATTGTCAAGTTCAGATACGATGCATTTCCACTTCCATCCGTCAACTGCATCTTCAAACTGATGGCGTTCTTCGTCAAGATTGAATTCTAAAATTGCTTTTGTCATTTGCTTATCCGTTTGCGTTTTGGTTTCTGCTCATCATCGGCAAGTTGTGCCAACTCAATCGCTTTTTGGTCTGCCCAAATTAAAAGTGAGAACACCGATTCAATCACACAAGTTGAGCAGTTGGGAACATTGCGACCAAATATCTCACGATGTACATTCTGAAGTTGTGCGGATTGCTCAGGCGTTAATTGGAATACGAGTGTCTTTTTATACATCTCGTATGCCGGGCGAAGTGACTGGATGAATTCTATCATAGTTTTGTCTCAAGGAGTGCAACAATTACGGTTGCGATGGATGCATACAAGATACCCACAAATCCGTATGTGTATATAAAAAAGGACAATCCCAACCACCACGATAAGCAGAAAGCACAGTCAAGTGGTTTCATTCGTTTCCATTTGGAATAGTCGCTTCCGTAGAGATAGCGTTTGAGTAGGTCGGCTGGTTTGCCGAAGTTGACGATGATGATGCTTAGACAAGCAATTCCAATTATTTCGTTGTACATCTTTCTTTCATTAATTTTACTACACGCAATATCTCCCTGACTGAAATATCCGTTTGGCGGTGGATTGCTCGTGCTGACATTCC